AACATGAGTAAATTATACATGAAAAGATTTAATCCTGTATTAGATCAATCACAATATGAACTGTTAAACAGAACTGAAACCAAATACATTGAGCCAATCGAGGATGACTTTGATAATTTCAGTTTTGAGGAAGAACAGACCCTTAACAAAGAATTGGGAATTGAATTTAACCAAGAAATAAATCGAGGTATCAAACAATGGCTATAAATTTTACTGATTATGTTCTTGACTTCCAAGAGGAATTGCAAGAAAAGTTATCCGAGCAAGATTATAATGAGGTAATGCTCGAAAAAGCAGACAGCGAAAATTAATACTTGACAATGCCTCTCAATAATATATGAGAGGTATTCTCAAATATTAGAATTAGCTAGTATTTGAATACGAAAAATTAAAGAGGTGTTTTATGACATTACTTGAATTACTTAGATCACATTACGCATGGACTAACGAAGAAATTTTAAACGTTATTCAAAATAAAGATATGCCAATGCGTGATTATGATAATTGTATTGACTTTGTTAAACAAATCCAAATGGGTGCATTTAGGATTCATAGACGTACAAGTCATTCAGAGATGGCAATTAGTCTCAAGCACAACAATAATCTATGGCATTGTGATGATTGCGAAATTATTGAACATTTTGATGACTTGAGTTCTGTAAATCATGGAGATTATTCTGTTTGTAATAGTTGCCTAGATGATAATTATTATTATTCTGAAAGCCACGATACTTACAGACATAATGATGATTATGATGAGTACGAGGAAAATTATCAGCAAGACAATGGCACATACAATTATGATACCAACGTCTTGGATTATGTATCGCACCAAGAACTCGACCATGAACGTAAGCATAAAAACTTACAATACTATGGTATTGAACTTGAAGTTGAACGTAGAAAAGATTGTCCATATGATATTGCAGACAGCATTAATTGTATGTTTGATGATTTTGCTATCTGTAAAAATGATGGCTCACTCGACAATGGCTTTGAGATTGTGACAGCACCAGCCACTTATGGCTTTCACAAAGATCGTTGGGAAGATTTTTTCAACAGTAAATTGTGCCAAGAAAATCTCAAAGGTTGGAATACTGATACAGCAGGACTTCACATTCACATTGGTAGAAAAACATTGCGACCAACAGACATTGGTAAAATTCTAGTGTTTGTTAATGATGACATCAATGAAAATTTTATCAATGGTATCGCAGGTCGCTCATCTCAACAATGGGCAAAGCGATCACCGAAAAAAGTATCTGATGTGTTGCGACCTTCTGGTGAAAAGTATGAGGCTGTCAATACAAATCATTATCATACTATTGAACTTCGTATATTCAGAAGTAATATCACAAGACATGGCTTTTATCGTGTCCTTGAATTTACCGATGCTCTTGTGAACTTTGTTAAGCTAGGAACTACTTTAGCAAATACAACACTTCATTACAAAGCATTTTGCCATTTTGTGTCCAAACCAGAATGGCGATCACAATATCCTAACTTACTTGCATGGCTTATTCGCAAGGGGTATGTGAAGGATATGCAACCAAGTCGTAACGTTGTTGTTACTGACTTACTTGAAACAGCTACTAACTGAAAGGGGTAGATTATGTGCTTAATTATAGCAACCGAAAATCCAAAACAACTATCATCAGCTTTATTGGAAACAGCTTATGAAAATAATTCTGATGGTTTTGGTGTGATGTTTATCAATAAGGGTAAACTTCATACACACAAAATTGTACCAAAAACATTTGCAGACATCGAAAAGATGTGGTCTAAATATCAAGACCTTGAAACCCCAATGGGTATTCACTTTCGATTTGCAACCAATGGCGATACAAACAAATCAATGTCACATCCATTCCAAGTGCTATCCAAAGCTAAAGGAGATGACAGAGATATGTGGGTAATGCACAATGGCCCTCAGTTGCCAACGCCTATGATTGACGACAACAAATCTGACACACATCAGTTTGTCAAATGGGTGTTGCGACCGCAACTATCAGCCAATCCAAAACTATTGCACAACGCCGAGTGGCAATCCATGATTGAAGAATTGATTGGTACAGACAAACTTTTATTTCTTGATGGCAAGACTAAAGAGTTTGTTATCTTCAATGAAGATCAAGGTAAACACATGGATAATATTGGGTGGNTATCCAATACATATTCNATACAACCTTCGTACAGTTCCACGACACGTACCAAATATTGGAATGACAAAACTAATGAGATCGAAGATCGATCTAACAAGTGGACTTATGATGATGAGTATTGGTCTTATGGTCACTACTCTGGTAGGAATTATTACAATACTACTAAGACACCTGTAAGTGTGCAAGAGCCAAAAACTAATACGCAACTTGCACTACCTTTGTCGGAAGATGAAACCGATGAAACCATGTGGAATGGCAAGACTCTCTTATGGGAAGATGTTGTTACGTTAGATAAAGATGAAATCATATCGTTATGTGAAGAAAATCCTGTTGGTATGGGTGTTCTAATCAGCGAAGAATTTGTGGGGAATAGATAATGACGAACTACTTTAAACCAACTGTTGATACTGACTACAACCAAACAATAGTCTTTGGTGTGTCAACCTCTAATCGTAAAAAAGATTTCGGTCTTGTCAAGGCTTTAGGTTATAGATTTAACCGAGATTCAAAACTTGAAATCGTATGGGCAAACATCCAAAAGATTAATGGGTTTCCACCTTTTGTTCGATTGAAGAATGTACAATTTGGATATGTGCCTAGCGGCAAATCCAGTACTGATATTGTGTGGGTAAATGACAAACGTTATATTCCTGTACGCGAAACACAGTACATTTGTTATCGAGGTGTGCGTATCCGAAAAGCAGAGTACGATACGTTGCACAGGCCAGGCCAAAAGGAATGGACAACTGTCGAAAGACAAATAAGACGTGACGAAACGTTGCAATTATCTTTATCTTCATTAGTGAAGAAGTGGAAAGATACTGGAATCTGGGAACAGATTGGAACAACGACCAAGACAAGTGAATATTTGTCAGTTCTTACCCCACAAGAATTTCTATCACATAAAAGTTCTGGGCCGATAACACGAGTCGCACAATCGATTGCAGATTTAAGGGGGCATTTCGTAATACCAATGAAAGCCTTAGCAGTGCAACTGGCCAATACTTATGGCGGACTTTCAATACAACAGTTGTTCTACGAAAACCAACCACGTTACGTTGCCGAGTAACACCGAAAGAACACCGAAAGAATACCGAGCGTACCTGTTTTCCTGTTAGGGGGGCAGGTATGTATTATTATATAATAAAAATAATAATAAATTTTAAATCGTTAATAGGGGTTTCGCATACCCCCTTTACCCCAAAAGTGGGTACGTTCGGTGTCCTATCGGTGTCATATCGGTATTATTCGATTGACAAATAAGGAGATTATGATATGATTACTTTAACTTTAATAACTTTTATATGCGGTATGGCGTGTGGCTTTATTGCATTTGGAACTTATACCTTTGTGAAGGAGGGCAGATGAAATGGTTGACACTACAGTTCTTTATACTGTTATTTTTATTATCGGTTTATTCATCGTCTGGTATATAAACAGATGATTATCGGAAAGTATATACCTGACAACGCATTGCAAGTGCGATACATACATCCATACTACGATACAGATGAAGATGGTTATCGTTACATGGTTAATGAAGATGAGGCGACCGATGTGTGGCAGCTTATCATGGATGTAAACAGAACATGCAAACCTTTGTACTACAGACGACGCGTATCTGAATACGCAAGAGATGATGTGCGACGTTGGAACAGATCAATCAATGACGCCAACCGAAACACAACTGACTTTCAAGATTGGTATCATGTGCGTGTCAAGAAGGTTGGCAGACGTGTGTTGATTGTTCACGATCTACCATACTGGATGAAAGTATATGCAAGACACAAGAACACAGTGCCGCGAAACCTAAATGTATTAAACGCACCGAGACTAACACCAAGCAATCGCAACCGCAATGTGTCCGCACATATTGACGAGGCTTGGCAAGCTCTAGAAGAATCATGGGAAATGGAAAGGAGAAGGGCAGAGAATGACGAACGTTAATATAAATAAAAAAGACTTAAACATTTTAGAGATAGAATGGATTGANGCAGTGTCGGATGANAACTCATGGCAAGACATAACTGAATTGCAAAAACAAAAGCTAAGACCNGTCACAAGTGTCGGATATTTATTGAAAGAAGATAGCAAATCTACCATTATTGTGTCATCTTTTGATGAAGAAAGTCAATGTGGTGGTGGGGGTGTGGTTATTCCTACCAACTGTATAATAAAAAAGACAATACTAAAAGGACAAATTGATGTCGAATGATTATAATTGGAGAACTAATCTATTCGTCTATGGTACACTAAAGAAAGGGGGCAGACTTCACAGTGTGCTTGGCAACTCGGCGGAGTTTGTAGGACAATATGTCACAGCAGATTCTAAGTATGATTTGTTTAGTTACGCTAAGAGTTTTCCTATCATGGTAGCCAGAGAGAATGGATACAAAGTAAGAGGAGAGGTGTGGTCGGTCACACCAGAAAGTATGGACAGGGTAAATGCAATCGAGAGTGGCTCACATTACTACCCATTCCAGATAGATGTGATGAATGAACACACAAAAGAATATGAAATCGGTTCGGCTATGACATTTTTATTCCCGGGCAACAAGCACAAACTTATGCCTGTGTCAGATATCAATGAGGTCGGCGGAGTAAAGGAGTGGATATGTTAATAGATTTATTAGGGTTTTCTACATTGTTTTTTAGCTTGACATCTTTTTTGATAATTGCTATTGTAGGATTCATAACTGAGGCTAAGTTTCAAAATCCGTTTGTTATCTTAGTCATAATATTTTACATAATAATTGGAGTTCGAATATGGAAAAACCTATCAAACAAAAACCAGAACTAGAATTAGCAGACATCGATGACCTCATGGAAGAGGGAGACTTTGTCATGGATGGGTATCAAGTTAACTTAGATCCCAACCAACATTATAATAATGATGATCTTGGCGTAGACCATGATGATTATGAAAACATACAGGAGGAATATGGCTTACAATCCCAAGACGTACAACCTATTGCACTCGACAGATTTATCGAACGCATTGGAAAAAGCCGTCGATCATCTAGATAATAGTGAAAGTGAGGAACCATTTTTAGAATTGAAATGTGATAAACCTTTCTCATTACAGATGAGATTGTATCGGTATGTGAAAGCATACAAAGTTCAAATGCGTGACAAGTCTGAAGTTGATGAGTGTCGCTACGATCATTTGATATTTAAATCAACAGATGATTCAGTGCGAATCACATCAGCTTTAGAACAAGACACATCATTTGTTATCACAGATGAGAAAGGAAATAATTTATGAGCAAAGAACTATCAGACGTTAATCAAAAACTATTTGTTGATTGTCTAGACGATTTGAAAAAACCTATTGCCGATCTGTGTGCCAAGTATCCAATCGCTTTGGTCGAGGCCGCGCTAATTGAATTGGGTATGCGTATGATCTTAACATCGGCAGGAAGTTTGCCCGCGTTACATATGCTATCGGTTTGTGTGCAGAACGCCACATCAATCGGACACTTGATAGAAAAAGACATTGCTTCCATGAGGGAAGAAGGTCAGGAACCAGATGCATTGGAGGATTGGTTATATAATGCAAACATTACAGGAAAAACAATACATTAATCATGTTCCAACCCAACTAAAATATTGGGCAGATCAAATGTATGACGCAGAATTTGAGGAACGTTGGCGTGCATATCATGAAGCAAAGGGTATGTACGAACATTACAAAGCATTAAACGATGAAGGGATAGAACATGAACCAAATTTTTAAGGTCACACCGAAACACGATCTATCTTGGTATATCAAATGGGCGGCGACAGTTATTCTATTAACTGGCATGACATTGACTAGCCTTGAAGTTGCCCCCTTTAATCTGTTCTTTCATTTAGCGGGTGTGTCTGGTTGGTTAGTCGTGGGGATGTTGTGGCACGATCGCGCACTAATAACAATCAATTCAGTAGGTGTATTTATTTTCTTGACAGGGATAGGTAAATACTATATTATGTAATTCAATAAGGAGGTGTGTGTGAAACAACTTTATAAATATATTGCAAACAAAATACGTANGTTCAAGAAGTGGACAATGCGTAANTANAAACCTCATAAAAAATATATGAGAGGAAGGAAGACCAAATGACAATCGATGTAACTGATTACGATAGACTAACAGCGGATAATCAAGTAAGACTTTTAAATATACTTCTTGATACAAACAGAAAACTAGAAAGGATAGCCACTGTTTTAGAAGGAAACGCAGAGGAAAAACCAAAGGAGACCAAATGAAATTTGATGTAACAACAAGTCATATGTTTACACAGCATTGGATAGTAGACGCAAAAGACAAGGACGCAGCGGCGCAACAAGTCATGCAGTCTGACATGAAGTTTGATAAATCAAGTCGTAAGTTTGTATCAAACAAATTGACAATGGGTTTGGTTACAATACCAGACGCCAAGATTATGGCGGTCGAACCACTTGACCAGTTAGAAACAAACTATGATGAAATCAAAGTGGAAGACGTACCTTATGAAGGGACAGACCCAGAATGAAAATAGATGTACGAAGTAACGAGTCTTTATATGTAGAACTCAATGGTTGGGTATACTACATTGATGATTCAACAGGCGAGCAGATCGTAAACAAATGGAGAGCTGATGACCAAGACGAATGAGTTAGAAATACCAACAGAACTTTTAGAAAAAGATCCGTTGGAGTTGGCCGAGAATCAACAAGACATAGATACAATCATTGCGTATTTAAAAGCAACTCGTGAGAATATTAGAGCCGCGGAAAAATCTGGTAAAAGAATTACAGGTAAGACAGCGAGAACAAAAACAAAACCCGTTACTGAGGGGAGCATACTCGATGTGTTAGTTAAAGATGTCTAAGCCAGATAAAGTACCTAAGTATATTTATGTAAACGATAAACCAAAACAAGTGGTGTGGGATACGTCAAGTCTTTCAACTTTCTTGGCGTGTCCTCGTTTATATAATCTAACAAACCTACGCGGGTATAAGTTAAAGAGTTATGGTACGGTCACGGGCTTTGGTTCCGCGGTACATGACGCGTATGAGATACTAGATAGGGGCAGGTTTCATGGTAAAGATAAACAAGAGACAATGCGTGAAGCTATTACATATACTTTAAAAACATACGGCCCAGATCTTGCACAAGCAGAAGATAAAGCGAGAGGATTAGAAGCTACCCTTCGTGCAATCGTGTGGCGCGTAGAAGAATATTGGGATGACAACATTAAAATTGCGGCCATGCCAGACGGTGAGCCGTGTCTTGAGAAAAGATTTGAAGTACCCTTTGGTGAGACAGGTAAAAGATTTTCTGGCAGGATAGATAAGATTGTAGAGTTTGAAGGTGGATTATATTTATGTGATACCAAAACAACAAAGGCATCTTTATCTGAAATGTATTTCAGAATGTACCAACCAAACAATCAAGTGTATGCGTACCTATGGGCGGCGCGTCACATATTAGATTTACCAGTGCGGGGATTTATTATTGATGCAGTACAAACAGGTGTGCATTTTTGCAGATTCAATCGTGCAGTATTTAATGTATCTAACTTATCTATTGATGAGTGGTATCATGACACAGCATACAATTTAAATGTGTCCGACACATACCATGAACATGAATACTACCCAGCTAACTTTACATCGTGTGGAAATTATGGTGGATGTAAGTTTAGAGAGATGTGTTCTGAATCACCAGATCATCGCATGACTATACTGAATGAAGACTTTGAAGTGTCGTTACATAATGACCTTGTTCGTGAAGGCGAGATCATTGATGCAAAAGAATTGTTTAGTAAAAAATAAGTGTTGACAAAAATTTTAATTATGATAATATTACAAAATACAGGAGATAAATATGGCAAGCATAAAGAATCATACATCAGTAGATGTAACCAAGCTATTACTCGTAGGAGATAGTGGCTCTGGGAAAACGGCTTCATTAGCCACCCTTGCAAATGCAGGATACAAGTTACGTATCTTAGATTATGACAACGGCTTAGACATTTTACCCGAGTTCTTAACGGACACAGGTGTCAACAACGTTTCTTATGTAACGTTGAAAGATCCTATGGGTAAAGCGGAGGCATTTCGTAAGGGGGCAGCTTTGATTTCCAACTGGAAAGATGGCGACGAAGAGTTCGGCCCTGTATCTAAATGGACTAACAAAGATGTGTTAGTTATTGATAGCTTAACGTTAATGGGTGAGGCGGCACTTCGTGCGGCTCTTGTTTTTAACAATAAGAAATCTACAGATCAAGCCTCGCAACCCGAATGGGGAACGGCGGCTCGTGATGTACAACATATCATACAGTACATTACAGGATCGGAAACGCCTTGTAACGTAGTTGTTACAACGCACATGCAATACATGGAAGGAGACTTGGGAGTGTCTAAAGCATACCCAACTAGCGTAGGTTCTAAACTATCTACAAAGCTAGGAAGATACTTCAACTGTGTATGCAGAATTGATACACGTTCTTCTAGCAAAGGAACCGAGCGTACATTACGTACTGTATCTGATCATAGAATGGATCTCAAAGTTACTGCACCAAGTCTTATTGGTCAGCAAACTGAGTTGGATCTAGCTAAACTGTTCAGTGCAATACAACAAAATGCACGCAAAAAATTGTCGGCTGACAATGTAGTAAACCTAAAAGGAGGTAATTAATGGCTGATATTCAAGACTTTTTATCGATGAACCCGGATGACGTACAGGAATCCATAGTGCTACCAGAGGGTAGCTATGACTTTGTGATCACCTCGTATCGTTCGGATAAAGTTGGTGAAAACCAAAACGAAATCGTAAGACTCAACGTCAAGGCAAATGCTGTCTTGGAATCTGAGATTACGGACAGTGACTTAGATCATTGTGAACCTACCAGACTAGAGTTCTGGGCGACATCCCGTGCAATGGGGCAAGGGAATCCTGTCATCTCAATCAAGAAGTTCTTAACCAACACCTTGAGTTTGAGTGGCGCTAGCTTTGGCGAAATGCTAGAGCAAAGCATCGGTCAAACTTTTTCTGGTGTGGTGAAGCACGAGATGGTAGGCAGGAACAAAGACATCCTGCAAGCGTCTGTTAAACGAATAATTAACAAGGCGGCATAGACAAATGGGTGAGTATGCAGTAAATAAAAACGTAGCATCGCAACTTACTGAGGGGGCAAGGATTGCGATAGTCATGGACTACCCGACTGTGACTGAAGTACGATTGAACAAGATGCTTGCCGGGGATTATATTCTTGGCAAAGTTTGTAAACTAGCAGGGATAAAGCTAGAAGATTGCATGCTCACCCACGTCTTTCAAAGACGACCGGCACAGGAAAACTTACAAAACTTTTTTCACAAGAGGAGTGAATACAAGGCTTTGTGCAAAGGTACAGAGTGGCGAACACCTTATCCGTCCTCGACGCTAGGGTTTCTCAAACAGGAGGCGCAACCACATCTGGAGAGGCTGTACAAGGAGATCAATGATATTAAACCTAATGTTATATTAGCACTGGGGGCAGTATCATTGTGGGCATTCACAGGGTATGATAAGATTGGAACTTATAGAGGAGCGCTCATCTCCTCTAACACCTCGCACATCAATGATGATATAAAAATAGTTCCCTCTTATGCCCTGTCGAGTGTCGCTAGAAATTACGCATTGAGATCTATCATGTATTCAGATTTCAAAAAAGCATTACAAGAATCAGAAACAACAGACATAGTAAATATAGAAAGAGAACTCTGGATCGAACCGAGTATAAACGACTTAGATAAATTTAAAGAAGACTTCATAAAGAAGGATAACGCAAAACAACCTTTGTCATTTGACATTGAAACAGCAGGCGGGCGAATAACTTGTATTGGGTTTGCCCCCTCTCCGACTCATGCCATTGTAGTTCCATTCACGTACGGATACTGGAAGAATGATGATGAAACTAAAGCATGGGACTGGGTTCGAGATTTACTAGAAGATAAACAGATTGTAAAGGTGGCACAGAATCAATCATATGATGTGTCATGGTTAAAGTATAAACAAAACATAGATGTAAAGGGTATTGTACATGATACGATGCATGCTCAACATTCTTTACAACCAGAAATGGAAAAAGGTTTAGGCTTCTTAGGCTCCATATACACTAACGAGGGTGCATGGAAAACTCTAGCCAAGTTTTCAGATAGCACGAAAGCCGATGAATAGTGAAGCGACCAAATTACTTTTCTGCCAAAGACGTTGATGACCGTTGGGCGGATCAAGTCAACACCGTCCGACTCTGGCGTGCCGTTATTGATCAAGTCTTACAAGATTTAATTTACGAAGGCAAAGGAAAAGACGACAAGCGATCACATTTAACTGCATGGGAGTGGTTGAATGACACAACAAAAGGTAATGACTTTGCGTTTGTCTGTGAGTTAGCAGACTTAGATGAAGCAAGAACACGTAAAGAAATTTACAAACTAATGGAGAAGTTTTATGGTAATAAATATAGAAGAAAACTTAAGACAAGCCTTGAAAATCTTAAAAGGGCCAAGAGAAAAAGAGTACGGAAATAAAAAAGATAATCATGAAAACATCGCAGGTTTATGGTCAGCATATTTAGATACTAAAGTTTCAGCACACGATGTTTCCATCTTAATGTTACTGTTAAAGGTAGCAAGATTAAAGTCTGGTCAACCTTCCAAAGATACATATGTAGACATGGTAGGGTATTCAGCAATAGCGGGGGAACTGAGTGATAAAAGTAAGCAATAATAATTTAGATTTAAAACCATACAACGACGAGCAGATCAACTGGATATACTGTGCATTAGATTGTACGTTGACACAAGAGATTTGGTCTAAGATATCAGAAGAACTTGATGAGACAACAAAAGGTACGTATGAGTTTGAACTAAAAAGTCTCAAACCTGCAATGGCTATGACGTTACGCGGTTTAAAAGTAGATGAAGATAAAGTCAAGGCAATAAAAAAACCTCTTAAAGAAAAGAGATTACGTCTTGAAAGAATGTTGCATTTGTTTTCACAAGCGGTATCTGGTAAAGATTTAAATCACAACAGCCCAGTGCAGTTGAAGAAACTTTTATATGAAGATTTAAATTTACCACCAGTTGTTTCTTATGCTAAAGGTAAACAAAAGATATCAACCAACAGAGATGCTTTAGAATCTTTATCTGATTCTTATCCAAGAGCCAGACCTTTTTGCAGAACAATACTTGCACTGCGTGACATTGATAAAAACTTAGGAGTGCTTGCGTCAAAGCGTGACCCTGATGGTAGAATAAGATGTTCTTACAATGTAGCGGGTACAGAGACAGGCAGGTGGTCATCAAGAGAATCACCATGGCGTACTGGTACAAACTTACANAACATAACAAAAGATTTACGTGAAGTATTTATACCAGATACAGGTAAGCAAATGTTTTATGCAGACTTAGAACAAGCAGAGTCACGTGCCGTTGCATACTTGGCTGCGGATGAAAACTATATCAACGTGTGTGAAAGTACTGACTTGCATACTGAAGTTGTTAAAATGGTATGGCCTAACATGGGTTGGACAAACGATCCAAAACAAGATAGAGCTATAGCAGATCGTAATTATTATTTACATCACAGTTACCGTGACATATGTAAACGAGCAGGACATGGAACGAACTATGGTGTGTCGCCACACTCACTAGCAAGACAGATAAAGATCAAAGTGTCACAGGCTACACGATTTCAGTTGCTTTATTTCGGCGGTGTGATATCATCAGTTAGTTTAGAAAGATGGCACAAACAAGATCCAATGGGAGGCTACCAAGAATTATTAGATATGGGAGAAAAGATTGGCAAAGATACTCTCAAGATTAAGGGGGCATTCCCCGGCATACGTGTGTGGCATAACACGATACAACAAGAACTAATTGAGAAGGGTAGCTTGACAACACCTATGGGTAGGCGTAGACATTTTTGGGATAGACTAAAAGATGCGTCAACCTTGCGTGCGGCGATTGCATTTGTACCACAGTCAACAATAGGTGACTTGCTAAACTTAGGTTTGTGTCGAGTGTATGACGAACTGCAAGAAGCAGGTGTAGAAATATTAGGTCAAGTACACGATGCGATACTAGGGCAATGTGATAAGGATAAAGTAAATGATCTTATGCCACAAGTTCTTGATAGAATGCACAATCCATTGATGGTCAATGGACGCAAAATGTTAATACCTTCTTCCGTAGAGGTGGGAGATAACTGGAAGGATTTAAAAACATGGACGATATAAATAAAGTATATGTAGAGAATGGAAAGATAATAGTAGAGGAACCTAATAAAGGCACAACCAAATGCGATGGAGCAGAGATTGAAGGGCCTTCCGTTTTAAAGCAAGACGATGATGGAAACATATGGATAGAAACAAAAGCTAAAGTGGTAAAAATTGTGAAGATTCTGCCAGAAAACATTTCAATAACGAATGAAAAATAATGGCAAGAAAATTCAAAGACTTTGTTCAAGCGTCTGTTGACGCCATAAAAGATAGTCCAATACCAAAACCATTTGCTAAGTGGACAGCACTGTCTGCTATAGCCGGTGCTATGGGTAGACGTGTATGGTTTCCAATGGCAAACTATAACATTGGTTCTAATCTTTTTGTTATATTGATTGCACCACCGGGCAGAAATAAATCAGTAAGTTTGATATTACCTTTCTCAAAAGTATTCAGCAGACTTACTACTCCTGTTGGTTCAACACCAGAAGATCATAATTTCAATTCTGGATTAGCGGAATATAATTTAAAAGATTATCCTTTATACAGTATTCAAGATAGAATCACGCCAGAAAAACTAGCAGTTGACATGACTAAAGTTACACGTATGGATATGCGGTTGGGTAATATTGAAAATGAGTTTCAATTTTACGACTCGTCATTGACTCTTGTAACGTCGGAGTTTGGTACATTCATGGGTCGTAATGAAAGATACTTACAAATGTTTCTTACAGATATGTGGGATGCTAAAGATTCATACAGTCACAAAACAAAAACAGCAGGGGAGTATCTTATTCAAGGCCCTTGTTTAAACTGGATAGCTTGTGCTACACCAACACAGTTTGTTGACAACTTACCAGAAGACGCAAAGTCTCAAGGTTTGTTATCAAGAATTATACCTGTGTTTTATGAAGGCGAAAGAATACCACAAGACTTACGACAAAAAGTTATTAGTGAACACACAATAAATGATTTACGAAATGATTTAAGTCTTATCGCAAAGATACATGGGCCAATGCAGTTTGATAAAGAAGCTTTTGAAATTGCAAACCAAGATATCTATGACAACATACAACCAGAACCAACTGATCCACACCTGTCCGAGTATGGACAACGACGTGTGTCGCATTTCTTAAAGGTTGCTATGTCCGTATCAGCGGCGCGTGGTTCTTCGCGTTTCATTACGAAGGATGATTGGGAAACAACAAAAGAAACTATGTTTGATATGGAAAAAGATATGCCAAAAGCCTTGGAAGGTTTTGGTATGGCAAAGACAGGGCGTATTGCTCACGACATGAAGGTGTGGCTAGATGCCACACTTGCTGCGAGTGGCAAGAACCATATGCAGTTGCGATTCTTTAAGAGAGAACTGTTAAGAAAGATACAAAATCCCGGCGAACTGGATCAAACAATCAAAGCGATGCAGGATTCTGGGTACATAAAGCTAGAAGGTAATTTAATTTTTCCAAAAAACTAATTGCTTATGGAAACAAAAGATGCTATACTACAAAACTTTGTGTGTAAAATAATTGAGAGGAAATATGAAAGTAGAAATTGATTTAAATAAAGATGGCTTGTTGCCTAAAAATGCTGTGGATATCTTGCGTGACAGGTATATGTTACCAGAAGAAATAAGTCCACAAGAATCCTTTGCCAGAGCATGTATGGCTTTTGCAGATAACAAGGCGCATGCCGAGAGATTATATAAGTATGTATCTAATCTGTGGTTTATGTTNGCTTCTCCTCTCTTATCTAATGGTGGTACGGACAGAGGTCTTCCCATCTCTTGCTTCTTGAATTATGTACCCGACAGCCGTACTGGATTGTCTGAACACTATACAGAAAACATCTGGTTGTCTAGTATGGGGGGCGGAATAGGGGGTTATTGGGGCCATATTCGCTCACAGGGACAGTCTACAAGCAAAGGTAATAAAACTACAGGGGTAATTCCTTTTATGCACGTAGTGGACTCGCAAATGGTAGCATTTAACCAAGGCTCTACCAGACGTGGATCGTATGCCAGCTATATGGATATATCTCACCCCGAAATTATAGAGTTTATGGAGATGAGAAAGCCGAGTGGCGGCGATGTCAACAGAAAGAATCTAAACCTGCACCATGGTGTGGTAATATCAGACAAGTTTATGAAGGCGGTTGAAGGTGATCTAGATTGGAATCTTATAGATCCAAACAGCAAGGATATAGTAAAGACAGTAAAAGCTAGAACCCTGTGGATAAAGTTGTTGGAAACTAGAGTTTCAACTGGTGAGCCGTATATCATGTTTGGAGATACAGTCAACAAACATTTACCCAAAGAATTAAAAGCTAAAGGTTTAAAGGTACATCAATCTAATTTATGTAGCGAGATTACCCTACCAACTGATGAAGATAGAACAGCCGTGTGTTGTTTATCAAGTTTAAATTTAGAATACTTCGATGAGTGGTCAAAGGATGAAATGTTTTTAGAAGATATTGTTAGAATGCTAGACAATACTTTAACATCATTCATCAAATCTGCCCCCTCTACGATGTGGCGTGCTATCAAAAGCGCAGAGTCTGAAAGGTCTATTGGTTTAGGTACAATGGGTTTCCATTCTTANTTACAAAAGATTGGTATCGCATTACAAAGTCCAATGTCAATGGGGCCGAACCTAAAAATATTTAAACATATTAAAAAGAAATGTGANGAAGCTAATATGTTATTAGGAAAAGAAAGAGGCGAAGCGCCAGACATGAAAGGCACCGGAAAAAGATTTTCTCACATGACTGCAATCGCACCGAATGCAAGTAGTTCGGTTATATGTGGGAACACCTCGCCAAGCATCGAGCCATTACGTGCTAATGCGTTCTCGCAAAAAACACTTAGTGGTTCTTTCTTGTTAAAGAATAAATATCTCGAGGCATTATTAGAAAAGAAGGGGCAGAACACAAAGGATGTGTGGTCGAGTATCATCACATCGGGGGGCAGTGTACAGCACCTAGACTTTCTAACACCGCAGGAAAAGAATATATACAAGACAGCTATTGAAGTTGACCAAGCATGGTTAATAGATCTAGCGGCGGAACGTCAAAAATATATTGATCAAGCTCAGTCTTTAAATTTATTCTTCCCACCAGATGCGGATGTGAAAAGATTAAACAGCGTTCATAAAAGAGCGTGGTCAAAAGGATTAAAGACTTTGTATTATTTACGAAGCCAAGCTATCAAACGTGCGGAAAATGTTTCACTTAAAGTGGAACGACAAATCCGTGAAGATAGTGAAGATGAATGTGTAATGTGTCAAGCGTAAGGAGAATTGATGTCAGTATTTGAAGAAAGAAGTTATTATAAACCATTCCAATATCCGTGGGCTTTCGAGTCCTATGATATGCAACAGAAGATGCACTGGCTACCAAGCGAAGTGCCCCTTCACGAAGATGTAAATGATTGGAACAACCGTATGAGTGTAGCAGAAAAGAATTTAGTAAAACAAATACTAACTTTTTTTACGCAGGGTGATGTTGACATTGCACAAGCATACATGGATGTCTATATTCCTATGTTCAAACAACCAGAAATTAGAATGATGCTATCTGCTATCGCTACAAGTGAAGCAAACCATGCACACTCTTATTCTTTGTTGAATGATACAATAGGTATGGATGATAAAGAATATAAAGCGTTTCAAGAATATGCAGCCATGAACGACAAGCATAATTATCTCTGGCAAAATAAAGGGGGCACAAGAGATGAGAAACTTGTACGGGACATGGCTGTCTTCTCAGCATTTGGCGAAGGACTGCAGTTGTTTGCAAGCTTCGTCATGTTGCTGAACTTCCAACGTCATGGAAAGATGAAAGGCATGGGGCAAATCGTAGCGTGGTCTATACGTGACGAGTCTCATCATGTAGAAAGTATGATGAAGTTATTTCATTGTCTATTAGATGAGAAGCCTCATGTCTGGAACGATACGTTTAAGAAAAGTTTATATGATATATGCCGAGACATGGTAACGTTAGAGGATAGGTTTATTGATCTGGCTTTTGAACTAGGGCCAGTAGAAGGACTAGAACCTCATGAAGTTAAACAGTATATAAGGTATATAGCAGATAGAAGATTACTGCAGTTAGGATTAAAGCCTAACTTTGGAGTAAAAGAAAACCCTCTCGAGTGGGTCGACTGGGTAATAAATGGTGTAGAGCACACGAACTTTTTTGAAAATAGATCTACGGAGTACACAAAGGGTGCATTACAAGGATCTTGGGACGATGCTTTTTAAAATAAAAGTGTTGACTTTAAAAACGTTTTGTGCTATTATATAATCTTGGGGGGCAGAACGAAGCTAACTATTGTCAGCCCAACTTGGTAAAACCTTATCCAAAGTTGACGGATCACGCAACATCATTTAAGGTATGGCTAAGTTAGCTTCACTGTTTTAGTGTGTGGATTTTACGGCAGAACAATTAAAGAATTATATTAAAGACTATCAGAAGCGCGGTAAAGAAGCGTATTCTAGATCACGAAGCACCCGTGTTGATATTAAAGACCGGGCGAAATATCATAGAGACTATCTTGATTCGCAAGCTATGATACGTAACATCAATAGTAAATTAACAAAGAACGAATGGTTGTATGATGACTTACCAAATGGACATCACATAAAACATTTTAGAGTTCTAGCATCTGGTGATCCCAACAGAGTTGGTAAACTAATAGATGGTTTTGGAAGAGAGTATGATGTATCAAGAGAAAGAAACTAAGTACGATGGTTACGCTAAGAAATTGTTTTATGATTGGCGTAACAAAAGAAAAATAAGACTACCCGTTTGGGAAAAACTAGACTATAAAGACCGAGATGAGTGGCGTGGTGTGGCTCAACTTATGAAACGTGAAAGAAGAGAAATAAAAAAACTTTTCAAAAATACAGGAGATAAACATGAAAGACAAACTACTCGAAGCCGTTAATGCAGTTGTCTTAGCTAAAGGAAATAAATCAGACGCGGCTCGTAAATTAAATATACCAAGGCCAACACTGATGACTCGTTTAGAAGCGGCTGAACGTGAGAATATAGTACCTTCTGTCAAATCACCAGACTTAGAAGTAGCTTTAGCAGAACAAAAGATGACGTATGAATTACAGATACGGGATCTAAAGAAACAACTCGAAGAGTCTACGTTACATAACATCACTGCAAGTTATGTTCGTAAACATATATTTAAATTAGGTGAGCATGAACCTAACCCACCGGAGTGGTTAATAAAAGCAAAGCCATCTAAGAGTACGCCGGGCGTACCTACATTATTCTTGTCAGACTTTCACTACGGAGAAGTTGTAAAGAAAGATGCAGTTAATAATTTAAATAGCTTCAATAAAAAAATATCACAGAAGAGATTAAAAGAAACAGTAGAAAATGCTATTGATCTATGTCATAATCATATGGTCAATCCAAACTATCCGGGCATTGTCTTAGCGTTAGGTGGTGACATGATGTCGGGAAACATTCATGATGAATTAACCGAGACAAATGATGGCACAACTATCGATCATGTACTGGAATTGTTTGATCAAATGATATGGACAATTACTACATTGGCTGATAAGTTTGGTAAAGTATTTGTTCCAACAAGTTATGGTAATCACTCTCGTGCTTATCAACAATACCGAAATAAAGAAGCGGCGCATTTAAGTTTCGATTGGATGCTGTATAATTTATTAGAGAAACATTTTAAATCTATTAAAGATACAAGAATTAAATTTCAGATACCAACTGGATTCGATGCATACTATAAAGTATACGACACTACATACCTACTAACACATGGAGATAGACTCGGTGTACGAGGAGGTACTGGTATTGTCGGAATGCTTGGGCCTATTGCAAGAGGAGTTCAGAAGGTTAGATCAGAATATACTAGCATTGGTAAGTCCATTGACTATGTTATCATGGGGCACTTCCATCAGTATATTTCTATCAAAGGAGCCATTGTAAATGGTTCCCTCAAAGGCTATGACGAGTACGCTATGAGTAATCGTTTTGCTTTTGAAACACCTAAACAGGCTTTATGGTTTACACACCCGCAACATGGTGTGACTTTCCAAGTTCCTATCATTGCAGAAGATGCACCGATTAAGAAACGAAAGAAAGAATGGCTTCAATGGGCGTCATAAATCCGATTCAAAGGGGGTTGCAACTGCCCCCTTTGTCTGATATAATACAGCTTGGAGGTTATTATGGATAATAACAAATGGACAGAAGATCAGCAGTTTGCTATGGGTATTGTAAAAATCGGTGGCGATGCTGTAAAAGAAGGGGAATCAAATGGTGACTCGAGCGCAAACGAAGAAAATGGTGGAGAATAAAATGCCAAAAATGATGTCAATGAAAGATTTTTTAACAAGTGGAGGAGCCGCTGTTAAAGCTTATAAAAATACAGGAGTTGTACCTTCATATGTAGCAAAACCTAAAACAGGAACTAGAGTAGGTGCTACAAGAACTATGAAATCACAACCAATGCGATTGAAGAAAAAAAGAATGATGCCTGCTAAAAAAATGGGCAAAGGAATGCCAAAAAAATAAATGATTAAAATATTTTTAATGGTGGCGTTTATGTCATCGCCGCCATGGCCTTCTGTTAAAACACAATCTTATGTGTACGCTGATGAACCAACTTGTCAACAAGCGGTAGCAGATTTTTTTAATTACTATGAATCACAAAGCGATTTTTACAAAAGCAATGTTGTAGTAGATGCACACTGTTTAGAGTTTGAATCATTTGTGATACCGGGATTTGAACCAATGAGTTATGGATCCTAACATGTGTCAAAATTGTGACCATGCGTGTCACTGTAGTAGTGGCGGTTCTTGCATGGGCGGTCAGTGTGAATGCGCTAACTGTGAACACCAATCAACTGAAGAAGAAAGAGTTTGGGATGGCGGGTATTGAGTTATTAAAAATGTTGGCTGAAAAAGTGCAAGGAGCAATGGGTCTTGATAAGACTCCAATGGAATCTTTTTTAGAAGATAGATTAAATATAGATGCCAATACACTAAATGATTTCATTGCAGAGACAGCACAAATAGAAAGTGAAGGGGGCAAAATTAATGAAAAAAGTGGTGCCAAAGGAAACTTTCAATTTCTAACTAAAGGAGAAGGCAACGCCTTTCAAACAGCATTAAATAGAACAGCGGCATCTTATGAAGCTATG